TTGTGTACGGGATCTTGACCTGCACACCTTCAAAAGGTTTTGAATAGCGTGTTTTCATGATCTTGCATGACGCACGGATACCATTCACTTCCGATACCTTGTTGCCATCCTCATCTTCTTTGAGCTTGAGTTTCTTCATGGCAACCACAATTGAACTAGCATAGATAAATCCTTGACCACCCGAGATCTTGTCATCTGGGTCAAACATGTCTTGACTTGCGTATGTGTGATTGGTACAAACCAGACCAACATTGTAATTACCAAACATGTTGACACAGTTACGAACCAGGGCCGTGAGTGCTTTGGGTTTACGACCAAGGTCACCTTTCATTTCGCCTGCTTCAAACTGGTTAACGTCTGTGGGTGTCAACAACATGCCCAGTGAGTCAATCACAAACATGACCTTGGGACGCTCGCCTTCAGCCAAGGCCTTGTAGTCCTGCATAAATGTAGAGATTGTTTTGGCCACATCATCAATCATGCTCATGCTCAGTTTCAGCAGTTTGTCCTGGCTGGTGTCTACTCCCAGTGCCTTGAGCCAGGCTTCATCCAGTGCGTTTTCACTGTCAACCAAGACCACATAGATGCCTTGCTCTTGTGCGTTCTTGATAATGTTACCAGAACAGATGTAACTCTTGCCTGCGCCCGATTCTCCGGCAAACACTGTGACCTTGCCTAATGGAATACCTCGATCAAAGAATCCTGAGATCAGGTAGTTCAAGGCAAAGTTGCCTGTGCTTACCCAGTCTGTGGGATCATTGAAGCCAATGCTGAGTCCTTCAATACTTTTTGTAATTTCCTTGCGGAACTTGCTTACGTCAAATGCTTTTGCCATGCTTATCCTTAGTGTAAAATTATTTGTGCTCGATTGTTGTCTCGAGAATTTCTATATAACATTTTTCTATATTCAAACAGTTTGTTTTCTAAATCTACTATGTTTGCAATTGGTATTTGTTCAGCAATCAATTTGATACCATGCTCACTAGCCCAGGCCTGAGCCTCTTTACTAAACGGAATAGTCTCAGGCATGTCCAAACCTAGCTGAAATGCAAATTCTAAATTTTCATAGTTAAAATGATCTGGACATTCTAATTTAGTATCAAAAAATCTAAACTTATTATAATACTGTCTGCCCACATATGTATACCCAAACGAAAAATTTACTTTATCGTTGTTTGAGATCATGGTATTTCTAAATGGGTTGTTAAACACTTGCCATTTGGAATCTGCTTTGAACTCTAACTTTGTAAAACTATTTTCAAGGTTGTGAACTCCCATGTTTACTTCTCGGAACGGGTAGATGTATCCTAACTTTTCCATTGCTGGTGCAGTTTTGATTATGCGTTCAGAATCTGGATACAGTTCATGTAATATGTTACCTAGTCGAGCCCGAGATACAACATTGCTAAATCTTAAATCATTTATATTAATGTCATGATAGTGAGAAAATACCCAATCAGAATGTAACTTGTTAAGAAACTGTTGGTCTAGGTAATTTTCAAGATCTGTATGTTGTTTAAAACTTTCACTCACAAGATCGTATGATACTTCATTGGTCTTTGAAATAGCCCAGTGCAGGTGCGTGATTCTTTGATCAAGGTTTTTATAAAGTTCTTGTTCATTAGTAAACGAGTTTTGTAATTTTTTGTTGGTTTGTTCAACAAAAAATTCAAATAGTTCGTGATTATACACCACCTCAAAAGGCAGAGTATCTCCAGATTTATCAAATACCAAAGAAAATTTCATAATAGATAAAAAAGCAAGCACCTTTTGGTGCTTGCACTTTTTGATTACTTCTGTTGACGACTACGAATCATGGCCAAAATGTCTTCGGCTTTCTGTGCTGGTTTTGGGGCAGCAACAGGCTCAGCAGCAAAAGATTTTTCTGCTGTGGCAACATCGTCGTCAAAATCTGCAACAGGTGCAGGTGCTGAACGTGCCACCGGAGCAGGAGCGTCTTCAGCGGCTGCACTGCCAGCAGGTGCATTGACACCAGCAGGACGGAAGTACTGACCCCAACGCTCTGTATCGTAAGGCTGTCCATCTACTGACGCTTCAAACATTTCCTTGATTACCTTGAGCTCAACTGCTCCGGGCTTCTTGGGCAAGAATGTGCTAAGATCATACAGGCCATGTGTGGCCACAGCAGCCTGTTCAGCTTCGGTCAAGGCTGATTCTTTACGAGCCCATTTTGATGTGTTGTAGTCTGCATATCCACCTTTGCTGGTCTTAGCAATGCGGAAATCCAAGCCACGCAACATGTCAGTTGGCAATTCTTCCAACTCAGGATCCATCAAGGCACCTTTGATCAAGGTAAACAACTGAGGTCCAATGATGAACTTGCGAATAGGATTGTCCGGTGTTTTGTCGTCGCCAATGGGATTCTCACGTACAAAGCCCTGAAAAATGTAACTGCGCTTTTTCCAGTACTTGCGACCCATGTCTTCAAGACTCTTGTCCTTGAACCATGTGCGTACTTCTGCCAAGATTGGGCAAGCATCGCCCCACATCTCAACGCATGGTACTTGAACCATGACTTGCTTGGAATCCATCTCACCTTTGACGCCATTGAATGGCAGTCGAATCATTGCTCGCTCTGCCCAAAAGAATGTGTTTTTTGTGTTACCGTCTGGCAGGAAACGGAGTACGGCTTCTTTGCCTTCTTCCATGTTCCAGTGTGGGTAAATTGATTTGTCGCCGCCTCCGGTGGATTGCCCACCTTTGTTGCTGTCTGCGGCCTGTAGCCGTGCGCGGATTTCTGCTAATGATGCCATATTGTGTTGCCTTTCTTGTGCGTTAATATGATTTTAAAAATTTAAGATCTACTTAAATGCTGCCTACAAGTTATTATAACACAGCTTGTCTGTGTTTCCTACCACCAAAGGTAGCGAACTTTGCCTATCTAGTTGCTTACGGAAGAGCATGCCACTACACGCCCTTCTTTGTTTTATTTAGTTGAGTCAACACAAAAGACAAATTATTTTTGCCTAATTTCTATGTAGTAGATTTGAGTGTAGTGATTGGGAGTGTAGTGTGCTGGACTATCAAAAACATCTGTTATTTCCAGACCAGCAGATTCTATGTATGCTGCAAAATCTTTTTCTCTATTCAAGGAGCCGGCCTGATTCTCCTGAAGCAGAATAACACCATTGGGTGCCAGATGCTGCCCAATGTTTTTGAAGAACTCCTGATGTGCCAGCCAATCCTGATCCACTGCTATACGTTGATAATGGTCGCTCCCAGGACATGCAAGAAAATGTGGAGGATTGGCCACAACCAGATTGAACATTTCATGATCAGGTAATCCCCCAACTGTGCCTGTTGAGTAGGCACTGACATTTGTCAACTGATGTATTTTTGCGGTTTCTTGAACTCGCGCAATTGCATCAGGATAGATGTCGCTCACACACAAACTGCTGCATAGCCCATGATCCAATAAACCAAATCCTATAAAAGCTGGTCCAGAACACCATTCATAGCAGCGTTCAAATGTTTGGTCAGAATAACGCTGTTGAACAATGTCTATATATTCTTGTCCAAACCAGGTGCCGCCACCGTCCATCCAACTGTCATGCTGCACCCGATATTGATTTGGTCCTGTGGTAACAAAATCCATCATAGTCTCCTTGGTCTATTGGGCTCTCGCCATTCCAGCAGGTGATCTGTTGCTTGTTGATTGCATACTGCCATCCAGTCCAGAGTAGATTGACTCAGCAGACCTGGCGCAACTTTTTGCAAATACTCCACGTGCTCTGCAGGAGTGGGATGAAAGTCTCTTTGCTTTGGATCAAAGTTGCATTTGATGCCAGGGCGTGATTTCCAAGCACCGTCAAACACTGTGTCTAGCACACTGGGCCCAATCAAGTCCAAAATGTTTTTGTAAAGTTCCTGAACGTCTTGATTTTCTTGTTTGACGTCATCGGGGTTGTAGCCTAGACCATTATGTTCATTGGTGTGTGCAAAAGGAACCATGCTCAAGAATTTGTATTTGCAACCCCAGTGATCCAGTAGCTGCTTGGCTGCTGCAATATTGGCAAGATCTCTGATCAGATACCCACGTTCGCATGCAA